TTACATTAGCTCGTGCAACGAATAGAGTTATGGATGAACTTCCTGCAATAATGGATAAACTAATTAAGGAAGACCCGAAAGCGGCAGTTGATTTAAGTATTAAGTTATTAGAATTTAATTTACCTAAACTAAGCCGTACAGAGATGCGTGCTGAAATAGAACAAAAAATACAACAAGTTACTATACAAGTAAACAATGCCGGCACAAATAGACATACAAACAACGATAACATTTCAGAACATATTGGATAGTAAGAGTAGAGTTCAACAGCATATCGGTGGAACGAGAAGCGGAAAGACTTACGCAATACTACAATATCTGTTAGTTAAAATGATTGAGAGAGAAGGATTAAGCATCACGGTAGTTCGTAAAACAATACCTTCACTCAAACGTACAGTCATAAAGGATTTCATAGATATTCTTAAATCATTAGGTATTTGGAATGAAGCGGATTACAATGGTACGGATAGGATATGGAGTTATTACGATAGCACTATTCAGTTTATTTCTACTGATGATGCAGAGAAGCTGCGTGGTATCAAATCTGACATCCTCTTTATTGATGAAGCATCCGAAATAGATGAAGAAAGTTATTTTCAGTTAAGCATTCGTACAACAGGTCAAATCATTCTTGCATACAACCCGACAGTATCACCATATCATTGGTTAAGACAAATGAGTGATTGTGAAAGATACGTTACTACATACAAAGACAATCCATACTTGCCAAAAGAAATGGTTTCAGCAATTGAAGAATTACAAACAAAGAATGAAAAGTATTGGAAGATATATGGATTGGGTGAGTTTGCTCCTAATGAAAAAGCAGTTTATAAGTTTGATATAGTAGATGATTTTGAAGCAGAGTTTGTGGCATTCGGATTAGACTGGGGATATTCGCAAGACCCTACTGCTGTTGTTGCCCTATATAAGAATGGTGATAACATATACATTGAAGAAGTTCTTTACGAAAAAGGATTAGTTCTAAAAGATATAGCTGATGCATTATCTAAAAAAGAAATTGATAAGAGTTATGAGATATGGTGTGATAGTTCAGAACCCCGCAGCATAGAAGAATTATACAGATACGGATTTAATGCTAAAGCAGTAACAAAGGGAAAGGATAGTATTAAGTTTGGTATATCGGTATTACAGAATCATAAGATACACATATTACGCACATCACAAAACCTAATCAATGAAATGTACGGCTACCAATACGCAACTGATAAGTATGGTTATGTAACTGATACACCTGAAGGTGGATTAGACCACTTATTGGATGCAGCTCGTTATGTAGGTATGATGAGATTAACACAGAAAGCAATTAAAAAAGGAACATATGCAATTACAGTCAGATAGATTATGGAATGAAGAGGAGATAAAGGAATTAATAGAATTAGCACAATACTTGCGTAAAGAGAATGAGGACTTGCAAGCAAAGATGATTATGATGAATGCTAAACTGCAAAACGAAGAAGCCAAAGTAAAAAGATTAACACTATTATTATATGCAAAAACAAATTGAATTAAGAATACCAACTTCCTATGAAGATATTACGCTTCGTAAATGGTTAGAGTTACAAAAGGATTTAAAGAACTACGAAGGGGATGAGGAAGCAACAACTGCTGTTCTACTCTTACACTTATGTGGTTTATCGCCTGAATATCTTACAGGGGTATCCGTAGATGATTATAATTTATTAAAGTATGAGTTGATGCAGTTCATTGGTAAAACAGATTTGGAATTGCAGAGGTTTGTTAAGATAGGTGATGTTGAATATGGATTTGAACCTAATCTATCTAATATGTCATATGGTGCTTACGCAGATATTACAAAGTTCGGACAAATAACAATAGATGAGAATTGGGCAAAGATAATGAACATACTATACAGACCAGTAGAGAAAAAGTTATTAGATACATATACAATCAGCAAATACGAAGGTACAAAGGGCGAAGGGAAATGGTTAGATGTACCTATGAGTGTACACTTTGGAGCACTTTTTTTTTTATTCAATTTATTAACGGACTTACTGAGCGCTACCCTGAAATATTCGATGGCGGAGGAAGTTCATCCCCAATACAAGAAAATTTTGGAAAGAAGTGGGGAAGCTATATTACAATTGTTGAGCTCGCAGATAACGATATCACCCGCTTCGACCTTATATCTCAAGAACCATTAGAGAAATGCCTTCTATATCTGTGCTATAAAGCAGATAAGAGTGTAGTTGAACAAACACTACATAAAGAGTCTCTGGCAAAAGTAGGAAAGGGATAACGATAGATAGAAGTATCTTTGTTATTATTAAAAAAGTATTTCATGCCTAAATGGAGCAATAGCAGAAACGGAAACCTTCGTTATTCTGTAAACAGAGAAAATCAATCCGGCATATTCATCGGACCAACATTAGGATTGAGTTCACCAAAGAATAGCAGAAGAGCATGTCTTTGTTTGGATTCAAATACCTATGATGTTAAGTGCTGCCAGGGATACCTAATGAATCAGGGTATCGGTGTAATAGAATCTCCGAGAAGAACAAAAGGTGGAGCATTTAGCGATGGATACTCTGATGGATTCGATATTATATTAGATTAAAAATATACAAACTATGGCTGAATTAAGTAAACAGGCCCTCAAGGTACAGAACAATACGGAATTTCCAAATAATAATGCAGGTTTAATTACACCTACAAAGTTAAGAGGATTTAACGTTGATATGATTGACTCTCTTGTAGATGAGATATCATACAACGTAGATAGTGCAAGTTGGAATCAACAAATAGATTCATTAGAGAACTTTACTGCTTCTCTTGCTACTAACTTCGTAACAACAGGCTCATTCAATTCTTATACACAATCAACAGATAACAGATTAAACAATTTAGAATCTACATCAGCAAGTGTAAATATCTCTATTGCTAATCTCAATGCTTATACTGCATCTGATGATACAAGTATTAGTAATTTAGAAGCATTTACAGCTAGTGCAGCAGTTTCAATAAGTAACTTAAATCAATCATCTGCATCACAACAAATTAGTATCGACGCATTAAATTCATTTAGTGCATCACAAACAATTGTTGATAGTGCATTTGCAGCATCTATAACTAATTTAAATTCTGCTACGGCAAGTTTATTCACATCTGCAAGTTTAGGATTAACAACTGCATCATTTGATAACGGAAATAGAAACCTTACATTCAGTAAAGGTGATGGAACACAATTTAGTGTTAATATACCTGATGTAAGCGGAAGTGCAGGTAACTTTGTAACTACTTCATCGTTCAATGCATATACACAAAGCAATGACCAAAAAGTAGATTCATTGATTGCAGCAACAGGTAGTTATGCAACAACAGGCTCTAATACTTTCACAGGTAATCAAACAATAACACATAGTGGTGGTGGTACTTTTACATTATTAGATGATAGTGGAATAGGTGTCAATTATGGACAAACAGGTATTGGTAATTTTGAAATTTCTCAATCTGGTAGTGTTGTATTTAGAGGTAGTGGAGCAGGTCAATTCGATGTATTTGCATCTGCATCATTCATAGCAGCACCTTCTATTCCAAACATTACGTCTAACTTAAAAGTAGATGGAAACTTTACAGCATCTCTACAAGAAGGATATGTATGGGTTGGTAATTCAAGCGGTGTATCGACAACCGTAGCAACATCATCCTTTGGTGGTGGAGGAAGTGTACCAGCAGGAACAATATCAGGTAGTGCACAAATAACCGCATTAGGATTTGTTTCATCATCTGTAACTGGAAGTTCATTAGTAACTGCATCAGCAGCAGGAGCAGATATCACATTTACAAAAGGTGATGGTTCTACATTTACAATTACAACTGCAACCGGAAGTGTTGCATCAGCATCATACGCAGAAACTGCATCACTTGCATTAACAGCAAGTATAGCAAGAAATTTAATCGTAATTGCAAGAAATGGTGGGTCATCTACATTACCAGCAGGAACGGTAGTTCACATTACATCAGCAGTAGGTGATAATCCAATATTCACAACTGCATCTTATGATACTGAAGCCCTTTCTGGAAATACATTCGGACTATTAAGATACTCATCCCTTGCAGGAGCAGATGTTGAAGTAGTTGTTGCAGGTGTTGTAACAGGTGTAGATACTGACCCTGCAAAAGGATATACAGCAGGTGATATCGTTTATCTTTCATCTTCAGGTCAATTCACAAGAGTTCAACCACAAGCACCTAATCAAATCGTAACATTAGGACAGGTATTAAGAGCACAGCAAAACAATGGTTCAATCTATGTTAGTATTAATAATGGTTGGGAATTAGATGAATTACATAATGTTCAAATCACTTCACCACAAACAGGTGATATTATACAATACGAAAGTGCATCTTATGGATTATGGAAAAATAAATCATTAAGTGCAGCTGGTATATTAACTACTTCATCTTTTGTAAACCCATCTATTGAAACTATTTCAGGCAGTGTATTAATCACTGCAAACGGATTTACATCAGGTGCAGTAAATCTATTACACATATCAGCAAGTGCACAAAACCAAGCAAACTTATTATTCAAAAATACTAATAATGCCGGCTCAACAATTGTAAGTGGCAGTTTAAACATATACGCAAACGGTTCTGCACCAGCAGCAGGTAGATTAAATTATTTAGAGAATAGTAACATATTCTTAAATGATTCAGGATTCTTACCGACTGTTACGGCATCTGTTTTAACAGCTGGAGGATTTTATCCGAGATTGAGAAACAATATGTGGTTAGGAACAGGTCCGTGGACAATTAATACTAATGCATTTGCATCAAGTTCTGTACAGGCAGGTTCATTTAATAATAACTTATTTTTAGGTTCTACAGGAACCACACTTAATACATTAGGAAATACGAGTGGCATTGCTTTCTCACATAATATATTGGCTCAAGCATCAGCAACTATTAACGCACCTTCTCGTTCACTTGCACAAATTGCAGCAGGAGCGAGTGGAAGCAATGTTGTTAGTTTTCTTAATAATGCGGCATTCGGTGGTACTATAACTTATAATGGTCCTGTATCATCATCAACACATACAATATCAGGAAATAGTGTTCAAGGTACAGCTACATTTAATCTTCAATCAGGAAGTAGAGCATACAGTATATCTTCTAATGGTATTAATGGTACATTTACTATAAACGATAATACAGTATTCGCACCTACACTTGGTTCAACCAACTTTTATCAAAATAATATTATTAATGGTACTGCAACTATAAACAATAGATTTTCAAGTTCATTTAATGTAGGAAATAATAATATTAATACATACACAATATCAAGTGATGCTGATTTAAGTGGTATAAGCACAGCTGCACAAAGAACACAACAAGTTAGTGGTAATGGATTATTTGGTACACTTGGTAATAATATCTACTTTAGTGGGTCAGCTGGAGGAACAACATTAAAAGCATTCGTTTCCAATTTAATGGCAGGTAATTCATTATCTGCATCAGTAATCTATACTGGTGGTGGTGAACAATGTATGTTAGCAACAACAGTATTAGGACATGGTTTGAATGTATTTGGAACTGCTACAATAAATGCAGCAAATCCTGCAGGACTTGGTGGTAAAGATGGAGGTTCTGCTTTCATTGGTAGATATAACGCAACAGATGGAAATAGAGCAAACACAGCAGAAACCGTATTTGCAGTAGGTACAGGTAATTCCGGTTCCGCAGGTATTGTTAGAAAGACCGGTTTCTTAATTGATTCAGGCTCTAATACATTCATTGAGGGAACTCTTAATGTAAGTGGTGCATCTTCACTCAACGGAAACCTTATCATAACAGGCAGTTTAACTGCAAGTTTGCAGCAAGGATATGTTTGGGTTGGTAATGCAAATGGTATAACTACAACGGTCGCAACTTCATCATTCGGTGGTGGAGGCGCTGCATTTCCATTTACAGGTAACGCAGTAATCACAGGTAGTTTAGGAATTAGTGGTAGCATGTTTGGTGGAGTTATCTCATTATCAGTTGTATCTTCAACAGCATCTGTCGACTTTTCTGCAGGGAATATGTTTACATTAACACTTCCATCAGCATCAACACACATTAACCCAACAAATATAAGAGCAGGTCAAACTGTAAATATACAAATTACACAACCAACTCCAGGAACAGGTAGTGTGACATTCCCTTCAAATGTTAAGTTTGCAGGTGGAAATGATTATCAGGCAACAACAACTGGCTCTGCAATTGATATGTTGACATTAGTATCTTATGATGGAACAAATGTATTAGGAACATCAATCAAAAACTTCTTATAATATGATTGCACCAGCAGCATTTGAAGATTTAACTTTCCCTGAACAGGCTTTACAATATTGGACAAAATATGAATTTAACCAATGGAGTAGAGCTGGATTAAATTATTTTAATTCAGGTAGCAATACTATAACATATACGACAGCATCTCTCTTACATACAGGTTTAGGTGGAGTTGCAGGAGGAGCATTAGCAAAAAATGGTAAATTATATTTGGGTACATACGGTGCATCTAATGTTTGGACTTTAGATACATTAACTGATGTAACAGCATCAATAGGAAGTTTTTCTAATAACTGTCAATCTGTGTTTTACAATGCTTTTACTAATAAAGCTTATTTTGTTGTTGATGGTTTTGTAAAAGTAGTTGATTGTGTAGATGATAGTGTTCAAAGTATATCATTACCATTCGCTGGTCAGGCTATTGGGTATGGAGTATCTTTGGATGCGAATTATGCTTATGTAAATAATTTCTTCGCTAGTCAAAATATTGCTACAGTCAATATGAATGCCACAGGCTCAACAACATCATTTAGTGGAGCATTTTCAGGTGACCCATTAAAGGGAACTATGGGATGGGATAATAAAATGTATATGGGATGTGGTGGTGGAAGTACAGGTATTAAAGTTTATGACCCTGCTACAAATACAGTTGCTAATTTGACTGTACCAGGTGTGGGTAATACATCGGATAGTTATAGAGATATTGTTCAACACTATGATGGATATCTTTATTCTTTTCCTGCATATAATTCAGGCTATTCAATTATTAAAATAGACCCAACTACATCAACAATAACTAAACCAATTTCATTAACAGACCCAAGAACATTCTCATTATGTGTTGGTGCTGATGGTAGAATATATGGTATTGGTAATGGAGATGCAACTGATTATGGTGTACTAATATATGATACAAAACAAAACACTTATGAATTAGAGTCAATTTCCCAAACAAAAAATTGGCGATTAATAATTATGGGAGCAAAAGGTGACCTGTATCTATTTAATACGGCCGGTGAATGTTGGAAAAAGACATGTATCAATAATGGAGGTACAATAAAAGCATTAGAAGAATATAACGGAATTGTAAGTAGATTCCAAACAACATAAAAAAATAATTACAAACATCAAAATGGATGTTATTATATTAACTGCATTTAAAAAACACAAATTATGAACGCAAAGAAAGTATTAAACAAGATAGTAGAGTTCCTTTCAGCAGAAGAAGTGGAATTAACATATGCTAAATTAGCAGACGGAACTATCGTAGAATCACCAACATTTGACGTAGGTGAAAAATTAGAGGTTGTATCAGAAGATGGTACAAAATCTCCAGCTCCAAACGGAACACATGAGTTAGCATTGAAAGATGAATCAGGTAATGAGAATCTTATCAAAGTAAGAACAGAAGATGGTGTTATCGTTGAGAGAATGAATGTAGAAATGGCAGATGCAGATGCATCAACTGAAAAAGTAAAAGATATTCCTGAAGCAGGAACTTATACTAAAGATGATGAAGTTGCTGACCCAGCAGGCTCTGAAATCAAAGGTACATTCAAAGGTGCAGAAGAAACTGAAGAAGTCCAAACTCTTCCTGAAGATGCTGATGCAGAATTGAAGCCTGAAGATGAGAAGCCAGAAATCGAAATCGAATTAGGTAAGAAAATGGAAGACATGGCTTACAGAATCGAAGAGATGGAAAAGAAGATTGCTAAAATGGAAGCAATGATGCCAGCACCTGATGAGAAGGTGGCAGAAGAAGTAGAGGAGCAAATGTCAGAAGAAGAGTTACCAAAATTAGATGGTGCTCCAATCGATGAGGCATTGAAATTCTCTGTTGAAACAAATAAGAAAAATTTCGGTAAGAAAGTTGTGAATTCACAATCTTCATTCTTATCTAAACTTTATAAGTAAACATATTTCATAAAAAATTATTAAAAACAAGGAAAATGAAAACCAAACAAAATTTCGCACTTCCTACAATCACCACAACTTACGCTGGTGAAGCAGCATCAGGCTATATCGCAGCTGCTCTTTTGAGTGCAAACACGTTGGACAAGAAGCTTGTAACTATCATGCCAAATGTTAAGTTCAAGTCTGTTCTCCAAAAATTAGATGTTTCTGGTATTGTACAGGACGCATCTTGTGATTTCGTAACTTCAGGTTCAGTTGCGATTTCTGAAAGAATTTTAGAACCAAAAGAATTACAAGTAAACTTACAATTATGTAAGCAAGAATTCGTAGATAGCTGGGAAGCTTTACAATTAGGTTTCTCTGCATTCGATGAAATTCCAAAGAACTTCAACGATTTCTTAATCTCTTACGTTGGTGGTAAAGTAGCAGAAGCAACTGAACAATCAATTTGGCAAGGAACTAACATCAATGGTCAGTTCTTAGGATTCGAATCAGCATTATCTGCTTCAGTAGCAGCAGGTGGAGCAGGCGCTGTATTAGCAGCAAAAGATAACGGAACAGGAGCAATTATCTCTG